TACATTAAATTTAAAAGATGTACTATATAATTTATCCATTACCCCATTAACTTCTTTTAAGCCAGAAGATAGTTTTACAGAAAAAGAGAAAAGGACGCTTTGTTGCTATGCAAAAGAGTGTGGCTGGGAAATTACTTTACCTCAAAATCACCGTTATACTTATTGTATAGTTGATAGGATTGATTTTACAGAAGAATGGGAATATATTTTGACAGAAATTACTCCACCATTTAAAAATCTAAACAAAAAATTAATGAATAGGTTTCAGCAATATATTGTTGATCTATTTACCAAATTTTGTGCAGAACTTGAAGCTGCTGGCTATCATTTCTTTTATTCTATTGATGATGAAGCAATAAAAAATGTTTGTGATATAAATGAATGGATGTTTTTAGAAGATGGTACATTATTTTCAGCATAAGTTTTACAATTTGCCGCAAAAAAAGGCTGCCGAAAGGCGGTCTTTTTTTTAATGAAATATGAAAAATTCATACATATTGAGAATATAAATGATTTTTCAAAAAAGGAGGAGCTTTATAAAATGCATGAAATTATTAAAAAAAATTCTGTACCCTATTGACAATATGTTGAATACAACATATTATAATTATACACGAAGGGAAGCATACTAATGTATGAAATTATTTTGTATGATACAGAAGATGGGAAATGCCCGATGCAAGAATTACTCGATTCTTTGGAACCCAAATTATTAGCAAAAACCTTGAGATCTATTGATTTATTGGAGAAAAATGGTCCATTACTAAGAGAACCGTATTCAAAATCATTGGAAGATGGGATATTTGAGCTACGTACAAAGCAAGGTTCTAACATAACAAGGGTTTTATATTTTTTCTTCATAGGCAAAAAAGTAATACTAACAAATGGATTTGTAAAAAAATCTCAGAAAACACCAAAAGCTGAAAAAGAATTGGCAAAAAAGTATAAAGCTGATTATGAATGGAGGTATGGTTTATGAGTAGTTATAAGGATTACAAAAAGAAAGCATTACAAAATCCTATGGTGAAGGCTGAATATGATGCTTTACAGCCAGAGTATGATATTATTCAAGCAATGATTGATGCCAGAGTTCAACAAAATATGACACAGAAAGAGTTGTCAACTAAAACAGGTATTACACAAGCTGATATAAGCAGGATTGAAAACGGAACGAGAAATCCAAGTTTAAATATGGTAAAAAAACTTGCTCAGGGGTTAGGTATGCAGTTAAAACTGGAGTTTATTCCAACTGCTGTGAAAAAATAATGCATAAAAGGCTGCCGAAAGGCGGTCTTTTTTCTTATAAAAAATATGACATATTAATGGTGCAGACAACATGGTAATCAATTCTCAAAATGATATTTTTGTCTACAAACTTCGATTAACACTCGGAATTTTTGTTCTATAATATTATAAAAAAATAAAAGGAGATATGTCATGAACCCCGAGCGACTTTGTCGGTCTGGGCTTGGCAAGGCTTATAAAAAGAAAGCATTACAAAATCCTATGGTGAAAGATGAATATGATGCTTTACAGCCAGAATATGATGAGAAGCAGCTAACAATTAGCATTAGAGATTACTTCAACAACTAAGTTTTTCTTATAAAAATGTTTCTCTTCTAAAAAATGGTATATATGAAATATCCGTTTTAGGAAGGAGGGCAGTTTTATAAGAAAACAAGGATTCTCCTAACCTCAAATGAAATGTAGGTAGCGAGATGAATTGTATAGTTAACCTAGCGTCAGTAGTGGGCGGAGAGAAAACGGTATCCCCTACTGACAAGAAGTAAGCACCGCCGGGTTTTGCTCGGCAATCAGCCTTCGCGAGATACCGGCTGGGGATTAAAACAAAGAGAAAGCCGGAGGCAGCGATGCTTCCGGTTTTTGTTTTATAAAAAATATTTCTTAATTTTTGTCATATTAAGATTGCAACAATATTTCAAAAATAGGAGGAAGAACAATGAAAACATTGATTGAAAAATTTACAGAGACAGTACGTCTGACTGCGACAAATTTTTGTCTTACAGATGGACTTAACAGAGATGGTATTGATAGTATTTCTTTTACACAGCATAAACGGGGACTGGCAAGATATATTTACGGCAAATCATGTTGTCTAGGAGGTTTAACGAAAAGCTCAAATCCTAAATTATATGCTATTGCTACTGATGAAATAGTGTATATTATTAATCTTGAATCTTTTGGTTTGGATGCAGTTAAAGATAAGGAAAAGCTTCCAATGAATACAATCACTTTGGAGGATTACAGAAGGACATGGATAAAAAGACAGGAAACTCTTTTAGATGGATATATGCTGGACCTGCGAGCAAATCAGCAAGGAGTTGAAATATCTGAAAGCCAATTGAAAAAATGTAAAGACCTTTCCAAGCATTACTTGTTATATAAGGAACTGCCAGAAGACAAATTGTTAAATCCACTGGGATTCTTCGCTACATATAAGGATTGCGAAAACCACTTATGCGGTTATATTAATTTGGAAAAAGAAACGATAAAAAGATTAGAGGATACTTCTAGTGTCTTATGCTTCAAAATAATATGTGATATCTTGATTCAAATGTGTATGAAAGCGCATATTGGTGTAGAACCATGGGAGATGGCTTTATCTGGTTCTTTAAAAAAAGAGATGAGAAGTGTAGAGGTTTTCTTGGAGAGTGGCGGTAAAACAGTAAAAAGTTATATGCCGGTATTGTTCCTGTTGGAAAAATTGGATAAGAAAGAAGATTTCGATATCTTAGATTTTTTATCTGCCCCAAAAGGTAAAGATAGATTTTCTAAACTTCCGCTTACTGATATGAACGGTTTATCTGTTATAGATGGGTTATCATGCAAAGATATTGTTAAGGTATCCTATCGAGGAAAGACGATTTATGAAAAGCCAGAAGAATGATGTCGCTGCTGGACAAGAGGTTAATCTGGCATACTATCAGATTGTTTCAGTCTTTAAAGAAAAAAGTAAAAGATCAGTTCATCTGGTCTTTTTTTATGGAATCGAATTCTTTTTTGAAATCGTATAGTGCCTATCTTATCATATTAGAAGCGTAACGAAATTTCAAAATAGGAGGAATAAAAATGAAGACATTGATTGAACAATTTGTAACGCAGGTGTTAAGTTCTACAGAAAATTTTACCCTGACAGATGGAATACACAATATAACTTGTACTCAGTTTAAAAGAGGGCAAGCTATATTTGTCTATGGAAATGTTTCTGGTTCTTATGAATTAAATTTAAATATATCTGCTGAGAAAGTAACTCTACGCTTATATGCTATCGTTAGAGAAGGGCAAATTTATTTTTATGATTTAAATTGTTTTGGAATCTATGCAGGAGAAGATAAGCAGAAACTTCCAAAAGATTGTATGACTTTGAAAGAGTATCAAGAATTGTGGAAAGAACGTCAAAGACAGCTTATAAAAGAATATCAAGAAGAATTTTTGGAAGGAAAACTTTTAAGGGAAAAGATTCAAGATATTCAGCTATCTGAAAAATCATCGAACAAATGCAAATGTGATGCTCGGCGGCATCTGTTACATAAGACATTTCCCGATGACCTTGCTATCTCTACAGATATTTCTATTAGCAAGCAGGATTGTGTTGATCATTTATGTGGATTTATTAATCTGAAAGAAAAAATCAAACAAAAACTGATAGATGAGAATAATGATTTGTCATTAAGATTAGCGAAAAATCTTGTTGTAAAAGACTATATGGAAAAACATATAAACGTGGAACCATGGGAGTTAGAATTGGTTGAAAATCTAAAAGATTCGATGAAAAGCGTAAAGCTTACTTTTGAGTGTAATGGAAGGACAGTAGAAGGGCGTGTTCTTGTTGCGTCTTTGCTACTAAATTTAAACTGCGGATATGATTTCGATCTCTATGATTTTACAAGTATTTCAGAGGGGAAAAAGGTATTTTCTAAATTAAAGACTTTTTGTTTACCAGGAATGTCTAAGCTGTTTTGCAAAGATATTGTCCTGATAACTTACAATGGGAAAACTCTTTACAAAAGAGCAAAAAAATAAAGGAGAATATATATGAGTTATCATTTTAAAGATTCAGGATATCCTGGAGAAGATTATCTTATCGTAACAAAAAAAGGAAAAGAGGAAGGAAACCTTCCTGACGGCATTATCCTACTTGGAGGATTAATGTATTGCGATATGGATTTTCGAAACTGGATAAGAGAAGCGGAGCAAAATAGATATTACGTTTATCCAGCAAAACATTGCAATGATGAACATGAAGTTACTCATATTTCAGAGTTCGGTTTTGTAAACCGCTTTGGTTTTTTCATAACAAAAGAACCATTGTTTGTACATAGTCATGAGGATATCATGATCGGACAAGGCTGGTTTGTCAGGAAACATGCTACTGATTTTATGGAAGCCTTACAGACTTTAGATGATAAGGAGAAAGCAGATGGAAGATAGAGAAAGTAAAGTGCAATCATTAGATGAATATTTAGGAGAAAGAGGACTTTCGTTTCCTGTATCCGATTTTATGTTGGACAAAACTCGCATCCCTCATGGTCTGACCAGCAGAGCGAAAAAAAGGATGCATAGAGATGCAGATATTGCGAGAAATGATTATTCAAAAAGGCGCATAGCCGCAATTAATGAGTACAATGCTAAAGTTGAAAATGGGGAGATTAGGAAGCCAAGTATAATTGAAACATCGCTTAAAACAGCTCATGGACATGAGGACAATCCTTCGGTTCAGGCGGCAAGGCGCATGTTGGAAAAAAGAGGAATTGACTGGAAAACGGGTAAAAAACTGAAAACATTAGAAGATGATTCTGCAAAATAACTATAGGAGTATTTTATTAACATAGCGGCAGTAGTGAGCGGAGATATCGGTATCTCCTACTGCTAAGAGGTAAGCACCGCTGGGAGGAAACACCGGCATTCAGTCTCCGTCAATACCGGCTGGGGATTAAAATGGCGTAGAATTTACTATTTGTAGTGGATATATCCATACGGCAAGAGGAAGACAGAAATCATATTGGCTGGAATTAAAGTAAAAAATAAATTGGAGGTCAGAATGAAATACAAAGTATATGGAAATTATGTGTTCTCAAAATTTCTTGGTGAGGTTGAAGCATCCTCACAAGAGGAAGCTATAGAGAAGGCATTAGATGATGCACCAGAAAATGCTTGGCTGTGCGTTCAGTGTGCAGGTGAATTTGAAGATGCAGGGGAATTGGATGAAAATTCCATTGTTGCCGAAGAAATTAGATAACAAGCAAGAAGCTTTCTTTGTAACACAGTAAAATCAAATACAATCAATGTAAGAAAAAAGATCGGTTTAACCGGTCTTTTTTTCTTGCACGTATTTTTTCATATTATAAGGGAAATCGAACGCTCGAAATAATATAGGAGTAACGGGTTTGCTGCAGCACAAAATCTGGATTTTACTCTTATGGATCAAATGATTGCAATAAATAAAATTTATAATGAAGATTGTTTGGATGGAATGCAGAAAATAGATGATAAATCCATCGACCTTATCTGCACTGACCTTCCTTACGGCCAAACAGCAAGAAATAAGTGGGACTCTGTAATTCCATTTGAGCCACTATGGGAACAGTATGAACGTATCATTAAAGATAATGGGGCAATTATTCTGTTTGGCAATGGAATGTTCACTGCAGATCTTATGCAAAGTAACCGAAAGCTCTGGCGGTATAACATTATATGGGAAAAAACACAGCCTAGTGGACACCTTAATGCAAATAAGATGCCGCTCCGGAAACATGAAGATATCTGTGTTTTTTATAAAAAATTACCTACATATAATCCGCAAAAAACAAGCGGACATCCAAGAAAAGTAAGTAAAACAGAACATAAACGCAATAGCAAAAAATCAACGGATTACAGAGAGTATGACTTTGTATCCTATGACAGCACAGAGCGGTATCCTACATCTATCTGGAAGTTTCCAAAGGATACCCAAAAATCTGCGCTACATCCAACGCAAAAGCCCGTGGCACTCATTGAAGAAATCATCAAAACGTATACAAATCCTGGTGATTTAGTATTAGATTCTGCCGCTGGCAGTTGTACAACAGCTGTAGCAGCAATAAATACGGGACGAAATTATATCTGTTTTGAAAAAGATAAAGAATTTTACGAAATTGGATGTAAAAGAGTTTAACAACTAATTTTTTCTTATTAGGACCGTCTAAGGATGACGGCGAAAAGTTTACAAAAATTCTTTTTCTTTGCAATTTGACATAATAAAGATGCGGGCAGGAATTTTCCTCACTGTTTTGATAAAATACAATTGTCTAAAAATCATGTGTGGTTCTGTCAGAGCCACGGGATACATCTCCTAAAAATCTGACAATTACTCCTGCCCCAACAGCCTTAGCTTATAGCTAAGGCTGTTTTTGCATGGAATTCGATTCTTTTTTTGAAAAAATTATCAAGCTTTAAGCAGAAAACCGCAGTCAACTTCAGTTGCCTGCGGATGAATGCGCTTTTACTTTTTCCTCTGCTTACGATAATTAGAACTATGCAAAAATTCTGATTAAACAAACAATTCTCATTTAGAAGAGTTATCGCTGTTTAGACAGCGGTAACTTTTTTCTTTTATTCAGGCATATTAGATTGGTAAAATAATTTTCAAAAGAGGGAGGAAATTGGAATGAAATTATGGACGGTACAGCCGGTTGAGGCAATCAATATCATTGAAAAAACAGGTGCATTCACCTGTGACGAGACTAAATCAGATAAAGATTTCAGAAAAGCATACGAGTGGATAGCAAAAGAGATGGATAAAAGGCAAATTACTCATCCAAAAGATTTGACATTGCCGCTCTGGGCTTGGCATACAAGAGACTGGAAGCATAAAAAACCAGATCTTAGAAATATCGGACTTGGTACACCGGGCGAAAAATCTGTATGTATTGAGTTTGAGATTGATGATTTGCAAGTTTTGTTATCCGACTTTTTCGCCTGGCATTCTGTTTTAAATGGCGGTTTTTATAACGACAGTCATACAGAGGCTGAGTGGAACGAAAAAGATGCATGGTATGAAGCATTATCAGGCAAGCAAAAGGGAATTGAAACCTTAAAAAGCTGGCAGAAAGTATTTAATGTAAATGCTTTTGAAAATGAATTTTGTCAAAATGGACGCTATATCCAAGCTGTGTTTTGGAAACTCTCGAAAGATATGGTAACTGATATTCGTTACTTCACAGCGAGATAACAAGGGGGGATCATGAACGATAAACAGAAATTTATAAAAGATCTATTTACCACTCTAATAATCACCATAATATGGTGCTTTATCTGGATGATATTGGAAATCTTGATTGACGGGTACACTACTGACAGAACGGTAGATAATATCATGACATTGATATTAATGCCATTCATTTACAGATGTGTTTCTAAGCGATAATTTGTTTCTTTGTAGCGAGATAATAGGAGAAAAAATGATAAATGAAACTAAACTTCAGATACCAGATGAGTATAAAGAAAAAATCCAAGTAATTTATAAAGATAAGGATGGATACTGGGCTTATTTAGGATATGGATGGTGTTGGAAAGAGAAAGAACTACACCTTATCTATGCCTGTTCGGAACAAGATTTTATCGAAGAAATTAAACAGATAAAAGCTTGTGATTGCGATTTTTGTGAATGGCAAGATGTTCAAAGGAAAGCGGAAAGATTTAAAAGAGGTTATTCCTGTGGAATTCCAGTTCCAGAAGAACATATAAAACAAGTCGAAATGATCGATAGAGATATGGACTATTATCTTATGCGTATGGAGGATGGCTGGTGTTGCGGAGTAGAAGGAGAACATATTGTTGAAGGGAAAAATCAACAAGATATCATAAAAAGCATGAGCAACATTAAAGTGTGTCATTGCAGTAAGTGCAGGCATTGGCTAAGTCGTTGGGTTGATTTGAGCTGGAAAATTGGAAAAGCAGATTAATAACTAGGAGGAAATCATGATCAGATTAATCATTGCAGGTCCAAGAGATTATTATGACCGAGAAAATGTCTTCTGCCATATCCATATGTTTCAAGGTAAATTTGGCATTGATGAGATCGTATCCGGTGGAGCATCTGGAGTTGATACATTGGCGGAAGAATATGCAAATCTATACCAAATTCCTTTTAAGCTGTTTCCTGCAGATTGGGAAAAATACGGGAAGGCAGCAGGGCCTATCCGAAACCAACAAATGGCTGAATACGGCAATGTTTTATTGGCATTTGATCGCGGAACGAAAGGAACGAAAAATATGATTGAAACTGCTAGAAGAAATCATTTAAGAGGATTTGTTGTTTCTATCTAATAAAAAGGCTACTCACCGAGTAGTCTTTTTATATATAATCTAATTTAAAAATCCAAGAGAATATTAAGATTTCTCTTGGATTTTGTTTTATTATCTGAAAAATCATACTATTTCTGAAACAAATCATTGATGAGATAGGAGGTTAAAATTTAATCATTGTTTCAGGAACTTTTGTTATAGAAAAATTGTAAATATGAATCATGAAAAGGAGAATAAGATGAGTAAGTTAATTTATGTTTTTAAAACAAAATTTGCAAAGGGAAACTTTGATATTCAAATGTATGAACTGCCAGTAGAGAACGAAACGGCAAAAACATATTTTGTAGATAATCCTTATACATACAGAAGCCGGATATTAAAAAAAGATATCGGTATTGTTATAGAAAATTCTTTTGGAAATATGCAAGTTTATCTTGAAGATAATGATTTTTCTAAGGCAAGAACTATTTTTGCTGCTTACAATATGGACAAACTGGAGAATGCCAAAAGAAAAGTAGATATGTTTAGAGAAATAAATGCGAGTCTCACACATACAGACGTTCTCGAAAGTAAAATCAATGAACTTTCAGAAATTGAAAAAGATAAAATTTACCGTATGGTATGGGCTGAACGTGTAACAGAAGATATTCTTTCTCATGCAGAGGATATTGGAGTTGAAATATCAAAGGAAGATGCAGAAATTCTTGCTGAAAGTTATGCATGTGATGGGGAATACGATTGCAATTTATCCTATTGGAATAATATTGAAAATTTGATGGAAGATTATATAAAACCAGAGGAGGATATTACAGAATGAGACCGTATCGAACAAAAAAATATATGGACAATTTAGCTGGAAATAAATTTATAAGTTCATGTGATGACTTGGCAATCTATACAGGACTTAAAGTTCGCAAGATACTCCGTGAGCTTACAGAAAAAGAGTACGACAGGGAACTTGTTGACGAATCAGATAAGAATATAGATGGAAAATACCGATATGAGATTAATTGTATGTATGAGATTGAGCTGGAAAATGGCGAAATCATTAATGTATATGAAGATGAGATTAATCCGGATTACAAAGGGGATTACACTGAATAATATCAAGCCAAAGAAAGGAAAATTTTATGAAATTATTATTTGTAAAAGGAAAAAGGGGACTTGCAGCTAATCATAATGGAAAATTTTATTTTCCGGATCGAAATGGTTGTATAAAAGCAACGGGGCTTTATGATTGCAAAATTACAATAGACAAAGATAAATTTGCTTTTGTAGATGGAAAGCTTATAAAAACTCAAGCAACTTCTATCGAAACAATCTGTAGTCTGTTAAATCTTGACATGTCATCGGTCGGACTCGAAAATAGAGAAACAATTAATGTTTTTAATGTTAATAATGTAGATGTACTTTTTGTTAAGAATAGTATTTCAACACATTTAATATATATTAACGATAAGGAACAGATTGAATCAATTACAAGTTTTTCTACCAATTCTAAGTCTTCGTATAATTTGAGACAACTTTATTCTCCTGGAGAAAACATGAAGAGAATCATATCCAATATGGATATAAAAAACTATCTGGTTAAGAATGGCGCAGAAACACTTTCTGACTTAATGTTATTAAAGGCAGCAACTATCGTTAAAAGCAAGCAGGGAAAGTATCATCATATCATTGATATGTCCCTTGTTGACAGCAAATTTATAGTCGTTCACACAGAGTATTGGGATGTAAATTTGACAGGAATTTATGTCTATGATAAAAAACAGAATGCCCTGATAGATGTGGATGAAAAAATATTTGACGCAGTTGCTGATAAAAAGAATTGCAAAAAAATTAGTGTTAAAGAAATTGATGAATTTTGCATAAAAAACCATATAGCTATGCATTATATGCGTGATGAGCAGGAAGATCCTGAATTAAAACCGGTTTTCGAGAACAAAATTCGATTTATGAATACAAATATTGTCGTAAAATGTTTAGATGCCAATGCTTTATTTGTAGATATTAGAGAGGAGGATAAAGCAGTCATTACCAAATCCTTTGATAAATTAGAAGCGTATAAAAAGAAAATTGGTAAATGCATCTCTAAATCTATGCTCCAAGAATTTTCTAAATTTTCGCCAAAAAATATCTTGGGACTCTGATGAAAATATGCAATGTTGTCAATAAGTGCGTATCTCGTCTATAATCTTCGATTTAGGAAGAGAGAGTTCGCGTTCATAAAATTAATAATTTAAGTATTTAAAGAAGATTGCTGTCAATAATCTTCTTTAAATTCTGTAGGTAAGGAATATGATAGAATATGTAAATTTAAAAAATTATAGGTCTTTTAAAGATGTTGAATTTAATTTATTGGATGAAACTGGAGAACCTAAGAATTTAGCAGTAATTTTCGGAGAGAACGGGGTAGGAAAAACTAATTTGGTATCCTCTTTCTTTGTACTTTCTAAATCATTTAGAACAATGGATATCCATGATATTATGCAGCCTATTCTAACAAGGTCAGAACGGATTGATAATGAACGAATTTCTTGTCTTTTAAATTCTGGATATAAAGATATCAAAACCTTGATTCAGGAAAATAAAAAAATAGGTAGCGAGGAATCTATGTATTTAGAATTTCGATTCAGACTAAAAGATACCAGTGGTCGTCAGAAAAGTGGTCGTTACATTTTAGAAACTGATAATACTCAGATTATATATGAGCATTTAGAATTTGTTCTATCAAAAAATCTAGGAACTTATTTTAGTATTACTCCTACAAATACCATAATAAATCCTAAAATCTTCCTCGAAAAGACCGCTTATCAAAGTCTGCAAGAAGCATGTAATAAATACTGGGGAAAGCATTCTTTGCTTGCAATCCTTCTACATGAAATTAAAGATAAAGCAGATACATATATAAAGAATCAGCTTAGTGAAAATTTTAAGACTGTTCTTAATTTTCTTTTAAATATTTCGTGTAAGACGAGTAGAGGAAAACACCAACAAAATATGCTTGGTCTTCCTCCAGAAGTATTAAGCGAGCTGGAAGAAGGAAATATATCTGTTTATAAAGAAAATATACTAAACAGAACCGAAAATATATTAAATGTATTTCTAAAGAACATAGACACGGATATTCAGAAAGTATATTACGAAAAAAGTGTTGCAGGTATGTTTATTCGTTATAAATTGATGGTATGTAGACGGATTAATGAAGTGAACAGAGAACTTCCATTTTCATTAGAGTCTACAGGTATTCAATTTATGATTCAATTACTACCATTTATATTGAATCTTCAAAAAGGGGCAGTTGTCATTATTGATGCATTTGATATTGCTCTTTGTGATGATTTTGTAAAAAAACTGATTATATTTTTAAGGGAAAATCTTAATGGACAGCTTATTATTACAACATGTAATAAGCTTGTTACAAAAATAGATATTCCTCAAGAAAATATTTATTTTCTATATGAAAACCATGTCAAAGTTCATCGTATTTTGTGATAAAAACAAAAGAAGGTATTTGTGTAGTAGAATTGAGGTCTGATGCATATTTGGAGTGCTATGGGAAAGAAATCATTGAAGCTTTCCTAAATAACAATGAGAAAAAGTTGTATTAAAACAAATTATTAGTTAAAAATTTTGCGAAACAATGACATATAAACTGTCAGGTTTAAATACCTGGCAGTTTTCTTTTACAAAAATTTATTCTCATATCTTATACTGCCCTCTCTTTTTAGTTATTTGTATTTACATTCTATCATTATATTTATGTAATCATTAATCTACAGATGAAAAGGAGGAATTATATGATGCAGATGGATTTAGACTTAAACACATTAATGCAGAAGGCTTATGAAATAAGGAGACAATTTCCTATTGGAAGCCGTGTACGACTAATCAGAATGGATGGGGAATATCTGCCTATCGGTTCAGAAGGAACTGTGACAGGAGTAGATGATATAGGCACTATCCATGTTAAATGGGATTGTGGTTCATCTTTAGGTGTTGTGTATCCAGAAGATAAGTGCGAAATTATTTATTAGAAATTAGGGAGGAATAGATTATGAGTCAATATTATGCAGGATATCATGGAATTGGATGTGTTTTATCTGTCGAAGAATTCAAGAATTTTTTAACGTCTTATTTTACAAAGCATCCAGATTTGACAGAAAAAGAACAAGAAGAGGTAGGAATAAAAGAGTATGCTTTTAAAAGAAGTAATGAAAATGGAATCTTTCATATAGTTGAGATTAGTACAGATTATGCAGATGGAATGCGGCTGCTGCGTCTGAATAAAGAAGATGACCCAGCAGGTTATTGTGTAGATCTCCGAGGAAAAGACCAATATGTTGTTTTCTCAGATTATCAGCCAGATACCTTGGAGTTCATCCGTCACCCAAAATATCATGATTATGAAGATATTTTAAAAGAATTTAAAGGGAAATTAGAAAGTTATCTTCCAGAAAAATTTCCGTGGGATGAGCGGATCGGCAACTACAGTTATGCTTGTTATGCATAATATTTCTAATTGTAATTACAAACTCTGCAAAATTATCCATAAAATAAAAAGCAAGAAAATATTAAGGAGAAATTATGAAATATAAAAAAAACCTACAAGATATAAAAAGAAACCTATCTCAAAAAAGACTTTCCAGAGAATTGCAGCGGAATATTGGGATTATTAATAAAAATTTAAGAAAATTAAATAGAGAGGAACGAACAACCCATAATGATAGTATTTCATAATGAGGAGGAATATAAATGGATATTGGTTGTATTTTGACCATAGGAGAAACTATTGAGGATAGACAGAAAGAAATTAATTTCTTGAATAAAAAATTAAAAGAATATTGTAATCAACTTAATGTTGATGATGTCCGTTCTTTAAATTATTCAGAAATTAAAAAACTATATTTGGTTGCAGGAGATTATTTATCAGATGATATAAAGAAAATATATGAAGAAAAGCGGCTAGAAGAACACCCAGAATTAAAAAAAGCAATATATTTTCCAGAACTAAACGACATTGATTTTTTGACGAAAGCAAAAATAAAAAAAATAGATACTTTATTGGGAAAGTCATGGAATAAAAAGGGTTTATTTGTCATGAATGCTTTTTATAAGGCAGCAAAACTTTATGGAAAAGAACGTGAAAAATTTGATGATTTTGCTTGTAGAAAAGGAATATTTAAAAAAAATTATTCATTTTATTGCAAATGCGGAAGATGTAAAAGTCATTTTATATCTGAAACAGAGTATAACCGTATGAGAGACTATTATGTATATGGATTAGGCAGTAAAGTAAAGACTCCGTATACAGATGACCATTATGTTGTTATTTTTTGTGAAGACCCTGACTGTACATATGAAATTTGCGATAAAGAAAGCTTTGAAAACGCAAAATATGAAGTCGTATGCGAAACAAATAAGTGCCCGGAAGAAGTAGATTATTAAGGAGAGAAAGATATGAATGAAAAAGACGTAAAGAAATACATTTTTCGGTTACAGAAAAATGGAAGAGAAAAATTATTACATTGCATAATGATTTCAAGAAAAGATCCTATGAAAGCATTACAAGAGGCTGAAAAAGAAGCGGTCAACAAGGGAATCATTTTAGAAAGCTACACAGATATCCCGGTAGAGATTTTAAAATCTTGTGGTATAGTCCCTATGGATGATTCTTTTGAAGAGGTTGTAGTTGGAGATTATCCTAATGGGAACCTCTTTGAGAAATATGGATTTGCAGTTGCATGTTGCGAATATTGTAGGAACTTTTGTGAAGGGATATGCACATACCACTGTGAAGAGGAAGCAGCAGACAATGTTTGTAATTATCTACAAAATGATAATATTGTAGAACTGTATTATGATGGGGACGAAGAAAGAAATTTAATAGGTTCTTATTACATTGACTCTGATAAGATTAAAACTCCTTTGGATTTATTAGATGCATTTAACAAATCAGGACGAACACCAGAAATGGTAACAGAACTTTTAAACGATGCACTTACAGATTGTTCTCGTTTTACTTTCGATTAAATAGGAGACTTTGTATATAATGAATTCTGCATCTGGCCGGGGATTTTCCCTGGCCTTTTTCTTTAGTCAGTGGTGGGCGGAGAAACGATATCCCCCCATTGACAGGAAGTGAAGCCCTGCCGGAAAAAATACCGGCATTCAACCACTACATAAAGGATACCGGCTGTGGATCAAAACAAGCTACTCCTTATATTTCTTACGTACCTGTCTTGCACTGACCTGTTTCATCATTTTTATTGCTTCTACTAATCTCTCATAATAATAATGGAATAAATTTATTGATGGAAAGGAGAATTAATTGTATATCATTAATATTCCAAATTTAGGTACGAATATCAGCGTTCCTTTGCTGATATGTATTAAGAAATTAACTGTAGATTCAAACAATTAATTTGGAGGAAAAATGAGAGACTTTATAAATGAAAACGAAACTATAGAAGAAAAAGAAGAGTATCAACTATATGTATGGAACAAAAAAAAGAAAAAGTATGTTCCAATAGGCAAAGCTCAACAAAATCTTTATCTTTGTAAAGAACATTTATCTACATTGTCTAAATTTTTGAATCCACTGGTATATGATGAAAATCAAATGAAGATTTACAGAAGGAAGATAAAAATTTACACATCTTATACAAGCTGGAGCGAAGTGAATTAGGAGAAAAAATATGGATATAAAAGAAAGAATGTATACAGTCATCCAAAAGAGAGGCATCAGACAATCAGAACTGGCAAAAATCACTGGAACAACAAGACAGACAATTAATAGTTACATTCATGGCAGACATCAAATGCGGCTGGAAGCTATTGTTTTAATTGCATCAGCTCTTCATGTATCAGTGGATTATCTGCTAGGTTTGAGTGATAAAGAAGAAACAGACTCGCAGCAGTATTTTGATGTATGGGCTTTTTCAAAAAATTTAAAAAAAGTACTTAATAGTAGAGAACAAAGTGGGGAAAACTTTGCTAAAGAAGTCAAAATAGCGGCATCAACACTATATCAGATCTTAAAAGGGGATTGTCTGTCAAGTGTTAAAACATTTTATGCAATCGTAAAGGTGTTAAATGTTTCAGCAGATACTCTTTTAACAAGCAAAAATGAAGGAGGGGCTGCGGCATGACAGAACAGGAAAAAAGATATATGGATATTGCGATGAACGCAAGTGAAATATCAATCGCTGCACTTCAGGTAGCACAGGCTGATAGCTATATCAAAAAGAGACATGCTAAAGGTAGATTATTGGACGCAATCGTAGTATTGGATTTTGCTATAAATACAGATATTTTTACCAAAGAAGATATTACATATATGGCAGCGAAATACAAGAAGAAAACGGAGGAAGAAAAATGAAAGCAATCCCGCTTATTGTAACCGATATAGTAAACAATTCTTATCAGTGTTATAAAGTGATGGCAGACGAAGATATGACAGAACTTGATGTTATAACTGCGATAAAAAAAGTAATAACAGAATTCTGCGAAACTGAAACCGGTAAAGATACATTAAAAGAAAATAGTGGCTATTTCACAATAGATGATTTTATCAATTGTGTACCTGATGCCTACTGCTTAAAGTGTGGTTTTTATATTCTTTCAGAGGATACTCCTGTTATACAGGTAGACAGTAACGAGATATTATACGAAGATAAATAATACATAAAGGATACAGGAGAATAGAAAATTAAAAATATTAATGATATTAAATTGGCCCTGATTTTATCAGGGCTTTTTATTATTTGTAAAGCTTTGTAGTTGTGTTATTACCATGCTCCTCTGTTTTATCCCTAAAATTTCATACTATTCATGAAACAATTAATGCAGATGAGAAGGAGGGATAAATCATATATCATAATTGTTTTGTCATGAATCATAATGCAGAAAGGAGATAGGTTGATGATTATTTTGTTATTTTGTTTAATTATTGCTTTTGTTTTAAATTGCTGGGGAGCATGTATTGTCAGTAGTAACGCTGATAAAAAAATGGAATCTTTATTTAGAGAAAAAGGAGAATAGCTATGTTTCATTATACTAACGAAAAAGATATGAAAAACTTTTTGGATAAGAATGTTGTTTGTAAAACTAAGGAAGATAAAAAAATGTTAGAACAGATAAAGCATTATCTGGACTGGCCGTTACAGCTTTATGCATTGCAGGAAGCAGAATTTTCATTACAAGATGAATTGAGAGGAAAATTCGATAATCTCATCCTCACTATTCCTAAAGGGATTATTTCTTCTTTGGCAGATGAACTATATGAAAGAGATTTACTAAATAATGAGGAAAAATGTAAAAATTTTGTTGCAAAATTTTTAGATGAAACCTCATTAGAAGAAAACGATAGTCCATTTCATCCAGATAATATTTCATATGAGTGTGCTTATTCTGCTCATGATCCTTATCCTACGTTTGATATTCAATTTATCAATGCAGATGGAAATGAGGATGAAACTGAATTTACGTGTGAATCTGGACAAAATATTGTTCACTCCTTAAGAGAACTTCATGATTTTTATGAAGACTTTAGAAAAGATAATCCAGGAATTAAAAAGATTATACAGGTTATATATATGGGTACCGATTCTCATTACATACCAAATAAAGGAGAAGAATAATGACTACCGTTCAAATATACCGTAATCGTAGAAATCCAAATAAATATTTAGAAATCCATAATGATGGATATTATCATAATTCTGTTAGACAATATATGTATTGGGAAAAAAACATTCTCGCAGGAGAATTATTACTCAATCCGGTCAAAAATATTGTGGGAGATAAAAAACTTTACCGTTGGAGAAAAGCAAACTTAATGGAATTATTGGAAGATTATGAAGTAGTAGCAGTATAGTTTTTAGATAATATAGAAAATTACGGAGGAAATAATATGTTAATTTATGGAGTATGTGAAGAAAGTATTACTAAGTATAATGAAGATAAGGCAGAAAAATTCTTAAAAAATTTGTTAGATACTTCTTGTAAAGATATCGCAGAGAATTATTTTATAAACAAAGAGGAAAACGGTTGTAATCTGCACGATTGGTTGGATAATTATGAATCTTGTAATGGATGTAATGGGTTGTTTGCTTGTTTATCAGAAATAATCAGAGAATTAGATGATATCGATATTTCTTGTGACAATCCTAATGGTCTTTGTTACTTAGGATTACAGGCAGACATGCCTTGGCATTATAACGAAAAAACTAAAAACTTGACATTAAAAGAGTATCAAGATACTTTAACGAAATATCTTTACTATTTTACTGATGATGAAATCAAAATCCGATGGTGGAAAGTGGACGATGAGTGTGATTATTAAAAACATCCGATTTATAACAAAAAAGGAGATTTTAAAATGACATTATATGAATAGTTTGCTGAATATACCAGTGGTAATGATATCTTTGAAAATGATGATGACAAAGAATCAGTGCTTACAGTCGTTAATCTATATGCAGACCATCCTGAACTGGGGATTAAAACAATCAACCATTCATTAAATCGACACTGTGATCTCTATATTCACGAATATATAAGACGGCGGCATCATGAGTTGGACAGTTGTCGATAAAATAGAAGTTTTATAATTAAATACCCGCCCGGCGACGGAATCCGCCGGAGAAAGAAGGAAAATATGACAGCAGAAGAAAGAAACAAGTACATAGAGTTTATGTACGATTATAAAAATGAATATAATTGTGAAAATTGCCCGGAAAACAGAGGCGATTTTCCACATGACAAATTACCTTGCGGACAACAAAATTGCTGGGTAACCTGCCATTGTAAGGAGATGTAAATAAGGAGATGTAAATATTATTACCGCCCGGCGGCAGAATCCGCCGGAGAAAGAAAGACGATAATGATGGAAAGAATAGAAAAAGAGTACAGATAGGATTAAAAATACACAGGGAGAAAGATTATGAGTAGTAATAAGATTTTACCAGAAGAAATTGTAAACATAATAGAAAATGAAGGTTTTTCTTGCAATGGAAAAATCTCCAAACAAAGCGGAGAATATTATGTAGAAATTTTTCAGGGAACTCCTCTCGGGGAGGACTGGAATGAAACAATTTGGTTTGACGGTTCTAAAGAAAGTTTTATTGAAGCAGTTAGAAATCGAGCAAATATTTTTGACGTAGATGAGGAAGTAGAAATCTGGATACCATGCCGCGGAGAAAACGGCTGTCCTAGCAGCATTGAAGCCTTGGTGGAAGATGCAAAGTGGAAGGAAGAACAAATTGAGAAGTTAGCAGATGCTTTGGAAGGGCTCAATCGTTCAGTATCTACTGAGAAAAAAGCGATTTTGCGTATCGTTGTAAATTATGCAGGAACACAGTTTTTTACAAAAGAAGAGGACGGCTATTTTAAACAGCATGAATCGTTAGAAACTGCCAGAGACTACATCATCCATGAATATGGAGCAGATGTAGAAATCGAGACAGAAACTGATATAAGATTCACTTATTGATGAAAGGAGAAAAAATGCATTTACAAAAAGATATTATGAATATTTTGGATAAAACTGGTTTCAATTGTGTTGAACCAACAAGTGAAAAAGGGAAATATAATATTTACATTAATAGCCGCACTCCATTCAACAGTGATTTTGGGGTTTATGTAGTATATGATGGCTCTTTCCAAAGTTTTAAAAAAGCTGTAAGTAAGATTTGTTATGCTTTTGACATTGAT